GCTGCTGATGATGATCATCATCATCAGCAGCAGCATGACGACCGCGATCAAACGCCGACGAGCGCCCGCAGGTCTTTCATCAGCAGAAAGAGGTGATAGGCATCGGTTGGACTCGGCTCGAATTCGAAGGCCGCGTACCAAGCGCGTGCCTCGTCATCCTTGGCATGGACCAAGAGCGCACGAATGCCGGCGATCTCGGCGGCCTGCACTGTACGGAGCAGCGCGTCCTTGAGCAGGGCTTTACCGAGACCACGTCCCTGCTCGGATCGATCAATGGCGAGACGCGCGAGAAGCATCACGGGAATCGGATGCTTGGCGAGCCCCTTGACGACGCGCTCAGGTGCTTCGGCGTGCTCGACCGCGCCGACACAGAGGCTGTAGTAGCCGACGACGCGCCCGACGCCACGACGAACCACATAGGTCTGGGCGCTCCCGGACTTTTGGTTCGTCAGCGCGAAGCGCTTGAGAAAGCGATCAAGCGGCTCCTTGCCGCAATCGAAGGCGTCGAGCGAATGGGACGCGGTGAGCTTTTCGACTTGGCTAAGCGCCTCGACTTCCGACGTCACTCAAGAACGCTCTTCTCGGCCAGCAGCCGTGCCAAGCGAGGTTTCGCGACGACGGGACGATCGAGTACGTCCTGGAAGGCCTGCCACTGCGCCTCGTCCAGCCGAAACATCCGACGATCTACCAGCGCCTCTTCGGCTGCCGTGATGCCAGCCTCGAGCAGGAAGTCGGTGACGTTCTTGTGCGACGAAGTGGCCGCACGCTGCAGCAGCGCCTTCATGCTCGGCGTCGTGCGGACCTCTATACGTTCAGACTTAGCTTCGGCGACGGCCATGGGGATCTCCTAAGGCCGCTTATGTAGCATACGGACAACGTACGGACAAGATGGTTGACCCCGATCGCAGTCAGGGAACGGCAGGCGCGGCAAGACCCCCGTAATTAAAGGATAAGCCGATATCCTTTAATTACGGTGATGCCTTAACAAAGGATCGGGGTCAGAATGTCGTCGAACGCCGACATGTCTATTTGTCGTCGATCAACGACTTTCCTACTTGTCGTCGAGCGACGACATTGCTATATTGTCCGCGAACGACGACAATCGGACAAAGCGCCATGCATATTCGAACGCCCTTAGACCTCGGGCTGGTCATCCGCCAGCAGCGCCGCCACCTCGGCCTCAACCAGACCGATCTGGCCAGCCGCGTCGGCGTCGGCCGCCAATGGATCGTGGCCATCGAGCACGGGAAGGCGCGGGCGGAGCTGGGGCTCGTCTTGCGCACGCTTGCCGCCCTCGACCTCACTCTGGCCGTGGATGGCGGTGGCGATGCCCCCATGCGCAAGGACAGCAGCGTGGCACCGATCGACATCGACGCCGTCGTCGATGCCGCGAAGGGACGCCGCCCATGACCGATCATCTCGCGATCATCGTCGATGGTCGGATCATGGGCGATATCCGCAAGGACAAGCGCGCGCGTCTCACGCTCGCCTACGACGCCGACTGGCGTCAGACACCGGACGCATATCCGCTCTCGCTTTCCATGCCGCTCGTTGTCGCGGAGCATGAGCACGCCAAGATCGGACCATGGCTGTGGGGCCTTCTCCCCGACAACGAAGCCATCCTGGCCCGCTGGGGGCAGCGCTTCCAGGTCTCGCCACGCAATCCGTTCGCGCTGCTTGCCCATGTCGGCGAGGACTGCGCCGGCGCCATCCAGATCGTTCAGCCCGAGCGTGCAGACGCCCTTCGCACACAGCCCGCCGGGCAAGTCGAATGGCTCGACGACAAGGATATCGCGGAGCGCATCCGTCTCCTACGTAAAGACCAGGCGGCATGGCGCATTGCGCGCGATGCTGGCCAGTTCAGCCTTGCAGGTGCGCAGCCGAAAACAGCCTTCCTCTTTGAGAACGGCCGCTGGGGAGTCCCTTCGGGACGAGCACCCACCACCCATATCGTCAAACCGCCGATCGAAGCCTTCGACGGGCATGCCGAAAACGAACACATCTGTCTCGCACTGGCGCGCGCACTTGACTTGCCCGCCGCCGCGTCTCAGGTCCGCGCATTCGAGGGCGAGGTGGCGATCGTCGTCGAGCGCTACGACCGCGTGCGCGTGGGGGATACGATCCGTCGCCTGCACCAAGAGGACATGTGCCAAGCGCTGGGACTGCCACCGACCGGAAAATACGAGAATGAAGGTGGCCCGGGAGTGCCGCCGATTGTCGAACTCCTGCGAACCTATTCCAGCCGCCCGATCGACGATGTCTGGACATTCATTCAGGCACTCGCGCTCAACTGGCTCATCGGCGGGACGGATGCTCACGCGAAGAACTATTCCGTGCTGATCGGTGCAGGTGGGCGCGCCCGTCTCGCACCGCTCTACGATATTGCCAGCACGCTGCCTTACGACTTCGACTTCAAGAAGCTCCGCCTGGCGATGAAGATCGGGGGCAAATATCTCCTCGACGATATCTCGCTGCGGCATTGGAACAAGCTGGCGTCATCGGTTCGACTCGATGAGGAGCAGGTACGCACGAAATGCCTCGACCTCGCCGAGCGGCTTCCCGACGCACTGGCCGACGTCATCAAGGCGGCTCGGGCCGACGGGCTCGACAACGCGGTGCTGCAGCGGCTTTCCGATGCCCTTACCTCAAGAGCCGCCAATTGCCGGAAGATTCTCATGACGGCGCCGACGGCCGAAGCCGATTGATGATCCCGCTTACGAAACCCGCAGATCGGCGTCGCGTACAAGCCCAATGACATGGCGGCGCGAGCGCTTACCGGGAACCCGACGCCCATTGAGCCGCCATGCGATGACGCAGAGCGCGTAGAGCCAGTGCTCGTTGGCGGCGGCCCGCGCCAGACCGACCTTCCAGCAGATCGTCTTCCACCGCTCGCCGCCGGCGCGCAGCCAGACGATCTTCGCATCGATGGGATCGAGACCGATGGTCCAGCTCAACGTCTCCTCCATCCGCGTGATGGCGGCCGGCTGCGGCCAGGGGCGTCGCATCTTGGGCGGCTCCTGGCCGACCAGATCGCTGAACTCGTCGACCATGCGCGGCCAGGTGTTGAAATAGCCGCGCACCTTCACCTCGGGCAGCCGCTTCAAGACATCCGCTGCCTCCGCCAGGCGCTCCTCGACAAGGCTCGGGGTCCACTTCACTTCATGCATGTCGTCACCTCCGTCAGCAGGGCGGCATAGCCAGCGACGTCGAGTGCGCTGTCGAAATGCCGGGGATTGTCGGTGAGCCGGGCGAGCTTCAGGTCGATCATGCAAAGTGCGACCTGCGCTGCCGTCATGGGATAGCCGAGGGTCAGCGTCCAGCGCTTGGCGATGCGCTCGAACAGGACCGATGCCGGGCCGTAGTCGTCGCCACGTTCGCCGACGACGATAGCCGCCTGTTTGAAGAATGCGTCCGCCTTCATCGACCTGCCTCCACCTCGCGGATCGCCCAGTCGAGCAGCGCCAGCGCATCGGCTTCGTTGTCGTCGGCCGGCGAGAACCCAAGCGCCCGCATCGCGGCGATCACCGCCTCCTTGGGCGAATTGCCTTTACCGGTCGCCGAGCGCTTGATGGTGCCGACCGGGACGCCGCGATAGGGCACGCCCTGGTGCTCGCACCACGCGGTCAGATGGGCGACGAAGCCGCCATAGACATGGGCGGCACCCGTGCCGGCGTGACGGCGGACCTCCTCGAAGAACACGGTCTGGATCGAGCCCACCGTGCGCACCATGCCATCGAGCCAGCTGCGGAAGCGCAGCCACGCCATGCCGCCGCCCTCGAAGCGGCCGGGCCGGAACTCGACTGTACCGCTCGTGATGGCGCCATCGGGCAACCGCACCGCCCAGCCGAGGGTCGAGCCGAGGTCGAGGGCCAGCAGCACGGGCAGGCCGGCCTCGGGGCTCCTGACAGATCTGACAGATGAAACGGTTTGCACCGTTATCGTGCGCGCACGCGCGCGCGTGACGTCTATAAGGGGTCGATCTGTCAGATCTGTCAGGCGGGTATTTTTGCGCGTTTGCAGGGGCTGCATCGTAGTCAGAACTCCATGTCGGTGGTGGATCGACTTGCGGCCTTGAGCGCAATGCCGCGAAATCCCCTCTGGGTACTCACGGGCTCGCGCCATTTCTCGAAGCCACGGGTGGTCAAGTTTTCCGAGAAGCGCCGGATCGAGCCGACATATTCGCCGGCTGCCTCCGCCCACACCTTCCAGGCGCCGTAGAGCGTGGCGACCAGTTCTGTACAGCCCGGGCCGGTGACGCAGGCATCCGCCATCCACCGCCCGATGGCGTCCTCGTCGTCGAAATATTCGTCGGTCGCCGCTTGCACCGCCGCCGGCGGCTTCAACCCGATGCGCTGCCATTCAAGACAGCCCTCGATCGCCCAAGCGAGGATGCCGTTGCGCTCGGCCAGCAGCCGGTCGGTGAGCGTCTTGTCGCGCTTGGCCGGCGGAATGGTCACGGTGAACGGCACCATGTGAAAGCGCCGCCGCATGGCCTCGTCGATGTTGCGGATGGCGGGCTTATGGTTGCCGGCGATGACGAGCTTGAACTGCGGCATGAACTCGAAGAAATCCTGCCGCATGAAGCGCGCCTTGATCGGATCGCTGCCGGTCATGAGCTTCAATTTGCTCTCGGCCCAGCGGCGCCCCTGCTCGGTCTCGACGGCGGAAACGAAACGCGCACCGCGAAGCCCCGCGAGATCGGTCGGATGCCGCTCGCCGGTCGTGGCCATGAACATGTCCATGGGCGCTGTCGTCGCGTAGTCGCCATGGATGGCGGCGACCACGTTGCAGAAGACCGACTTGCCGTTGGCGCCGGTCCCATAGAGGAAGAACAGCGCGTGCTCGATCGTGAGCCCGGTCAGCGAATAGCCGACCATGCGCTTCAGATAAGCCTGCAGCTCGGCGTCGTTGTTGGTGACGGTCGCCAGGAACTCCTTCCACGTGGGGCAATCGCCCTCGGGGGTAGCACCGGAGATCCGGGTCATCCGATCCGCCCGATCGTGATCGCGCCGTGCGCCCGAGCGCAGATCGACGATCCCGCCCGGCGTGTTGAGCGCCCAAGGGTTGCGATCCCACTCCTCGGCCGTCGCGGCATGCCGCCGATCCGCCCGGGCCAGCCGCTCGACCGCCGCCACCGTGGCAGCACTGGCAAGCTTCGCCGCGAGGCGTGCGCGCGTGCAGCGTCCTGCCGCCTCCCGGCACACCAGCCGGGAGAGGTGCAGGCCCATCAACGTGGTCTCATGACGCCAGTAAGTACCGGTCCAGACGAGCCATTGCCCCCAGGCCGCCACGAACCGCCAGTCCTCGCCGTATCGGCGCGTGAACTCGAGGGCGAGCGCATCCTCGGTGAATTGCGGCGGCGGAGCTTCATCGTCGGGACCGCCGTCGCCGGGAACGTCGCCTGGGGTTCCGGGCGCTCCGCCACCGCGCTCGGCGTCACGCTTCCACAGCCGCTCGGCTTCATGCTGGAGCTTGTCGAGGGGCCAAGGCGGATCGATCCTGGCTTCGTTGTAGGCGACGATCTCGTCCCACGCCTGCGCCGGGGTGACATGCCCCTCGCGGCAACGCCGGATCCAATAGCCGATGACCCGAGACAGCGCGTCGAAGCGGGTCGTGCCGTCCACGCCGCCCTCGCGGATCCGGCGCCCGAACAATTCCGGGACCGCCCCTTTCCCGGCGCTCGCGTCGTTGAAATCGAACTCGGAAATCGCCTCGCCTTCGAGCGGCGGCATGGCCATCACCGCTTCGGCCAGATCGCGCAGATCGAACTCGATGTCGGTCCGCTTGAGGATTTCGACGGCGCGCCTGACGCCGCCCTTGGCATGCACCGAGCCCGCAACACGGATCGGCTGGTGCGCGGAGCGAAATGACGGATCGCCGCCAACCTTGACCGCGATCGCGTGGCGCAGGCGGCAGACCTTGGCGATCTCCTCGCCCTCGGCGGGCTCGGTCAGCCGCCAGTAGAGATGGAGCTTGCGCTGGCCTTCCGGGGTGATGCCGCCGGATGCGACTTCGAGCGTCGGCGCGCCGAGATGCCGCAGCAGGTGATCGCGCTTGGCCGCAATGTCCCCATGATCGAGATCGACCAGCACCACTTGGGTCTGGACGATGTCCTCGGCTTTCGCCTCGCCGGGGGCAGCGACGGTGCCGGGCACGACGAAGAGCGCCATGCCGGCCTCGTTTGCCCAGCCCGCTTGAACGGCGAGCTTGGACGCCAGCTCCTTATCGGCCACGACGAAAGGCGTGTGCGGCGGCCGGTCGTTCGCCCCCTTTTCGGCAAGTGCGCGAACTGCGACCCAGCCATCGCAATAGCCGAACACGACTTCGACATAGGCGGCGATGCTGACCGCGTCCGGGGCGACAGGCAGCGGGACGGTTTCCTGCGCCATCATGCCCAGCACCGCCGCTTCCAGGCACAGAAGGCGCACTCGAAATGGCCCGGCTCAGCAGCGATGCGCGGCAGCCATTCGCCTGCGTCGCATGCTTGAAGAATGCGCACCGCCTTGTCGCTGCAGGCCTGCGCGATAGCGCCGTCGAAAGGCACTAATTCGTGCCAGAGCTCGCTCGTGTCCTTGTTGATCGCGGTGAACAGGGCCGGCGCATCGGTCAGCCCCATATAGGCCTGATAGAGCGCGATCTGGGCGGCGTAGACGGGCTTTGCTGCAACGACGCCGCGCTTGACGATCTCGCGCCAGTTCTTGGCGTTCGCCGTCTTGCACTCCCAAAGTGCGGGCAGCGCCATGTCGATCGCGGCGGCGACGATGACGCCGTCGATGTGACCTTGCACGCGCCCACCGGCGACCGAGAAACCGAACTGATCGCCGGCGCGATCTCGGGTTCGCAAGTCGAGCCCGGCCTTGCGCAGCCATTCGACCGCCAGGTCCTCAAGGCTGTGGCCCACCGCGAAGATGCGCAGGCTCTGCCCGCTGAAGCGACCATCTGGATCACGCGGCAGGCAGAGAAACTCATACTGCAAGCGGCGCGCGCAAGGATCGCCCAGACGCGAGCCGCCAAGATAGGAGCGCGGCACACGGTCCTCGTTCTCGGTCACGAGTGCCCCGTCGATCCGCTCATTGAGCGTGTCCGCGAAAGTCGGCGCCTTGGGCCGATGATTGAAGTCGAGAGCGTCGTCCATCAGAAGGGAATCTCCGAGGCGTCAGTCTTGGCGGTCGCACGCAGGGCGTCCTGGAAGCCGCCGATCGCGCATTCGATCAGCGTCAACACCTGCTGCTCGGTCAGTTCATTGAGCCGCGCCGACCAGCCGATCTCGGCCATGATCTCGGCAACTGGTTTCATGGCAGCGCGCATCGCCGCCTGTTCCTGTTCGGTGAGGTCAACCACGGCCGATGACCTCCGCGCCAAGTGCGACCAGAAGCCTTGGCACGCCATCGAGCAGAACCAGACCGAGGGGCGCGGCTGCTTCGAGCGCACCGGGTCGAACCATCCAAAACCACGGGTCGGTCGTCGGCAAACCGCGCAGACCGCGCCACGCGGATGCCACAGCCTCAGTCGCTGTTGCGCGGACATGGGGGACGATCCCTTGCGTCATGCCGCCCTCCCGAGACTGGCCCGGAAGACCGCCGCCTTGATGGCGTCCCGGCTCCACAGGAAGTTCAGGTGGCAGTTGGCGGCGTATTTCGAGAGGCCGAAGTCGAGCGATGCGTCCGGATACCCCGACCTGCGCAGCAGCTCCTGTTGCTTGAGGCTGGCCGGTTGCGAGAGCCAGCCCCGGCTCTTGCTGGCGGCATCGGTGCTTTCGACCTGGCGGAGAAAATCATCGGCCGCCGCCAGGACCTGCGGGCGGTCGCCGACCGCGAGGTGCCGAAGCCGTCCTTGCCGCGGGCGCCCGACCGCATGCCAGTGCGTGCCATCGAAGAACACGCCGGACCAGGCATCGAAGCCGCTGGCGATCAGCGCGTGATCGTCGCCGAACAGGTCGCACCAGCGGAACGGCGAGCGGTGCAAGAGATCGATCTCGGTGAGGTCGAAGCTGTGGAGAACCCGCTTCTCGCGAGGCTGCCGTGCCCAGACGTGACCGCAGAAGGGACAGATCGACGTGCCGAGCGGCAGTTCCGCGTCGCATTCGGGGCAGGTCTTGTAAGGGGCCGCACCCGGCTCCGGCTCTTCGACATCGAGCCGCACTTCCTGCTCGATCGAGCCGTGGCGCTGTGCGGCACCCGCGAAGTCGAGCACGATGCAATCGGTCTTGATGATACCGGGAAAGCGCTCGGGATCGACTTTGCGCAACCCCCGCCCGACCGCCTGAATGAAGGTGCCCTTGTGCAGCATCGGCCGCAAGATCGCGATGCAGCCGACCGGCTGACTGTCGAAGCCCTCGGTCAACACCATGCAATTGGTGAGCACCTGGACCTCGCCGCGATCGAAGCGGGCAATGATTTCGGCGCGGTCGCGTGTGGCCATCTCGCCGGTGATGGTTCCGGCCGTGATGCCAGCCGCCCGGAACGCGGCTGCGACCGACTCCGCGTGCTCGATGGTGGCGCAGAAGGCGATGGTCCGCCGATCTGCAGCCCTGGCCTTCCAATGCTCGACCACCGTGTCGTTGAGCACGGAGTGATTGAGCACGCGGGCGGCGGCGTTCATGTCGAAGTCGCCGATCGATGACTGGATCTCGGAGAGCGCGTCGCCGACGCCGAGATCGATGGTGAACGTGCGCGGGGGCACCAGGATGCCCTGTTCGATCAGGGTGCCGATCGACAGCTGGAAGCCGACATTGCTGAAGGTCTTGCGCAGGCTGCGCCCATCGCCACGCTCGGGCGTCGCCGACAGGCCCAGGAGCTTCACGCCGGGGTTCAGCGATCGTGCGTGCCCGATGATGTTCTGGTAGCTGTCGGCAGCGGCCCGGTGGCATTCGTCGATGACGAGATGCGAGACGGCACCCATGCGG